TATTTCTTACCTGGTTTTACCCCTTCAAATAATGTAAATCGAATCCAGTTTCCTAAATCTATCCGCATCGGATTAACCATTGGCTCATAATTGTTAACCACTGGTTTTTCAATATATGGATTAGACATAATTGTCCATGTAGGACTGTATTCGATCTTCAAAAAATTATTATTAACAGTATTAAAAGAAATGTGTGAAAAGTCATGATCTGGAATGAGATTCTTCCTTGGTGTTACTGAGAATTTCTGCCCAAGCTCATCTTCAAAAAAGAAGTCAGCCATTTTCGCTGTAATACCATTTTTATCAATTGTTACTTTATCACCACTGATTTTAATGACATCAGCGTCGATTCCTTTCGCTGTTAGCCATTGTACGATTGTATCCGCATTGATTTTCAACTTCGCAACATCAATTTGAATCTGTTCTGCTGTCTGGTTAATAGCCGAGATAATATCGCCTTTTTGGACGGTACTAGTAATCGCTTTTTCAGTTACATCAATACGTCCCGCTTGTTTTTCTACATACGCTTTATCCGCATATCTGCCGTCAGCCTGTTGTTTCGTATATACTTCGTTTTTTACTGCAGCAAGACTAATCCCCTGCGCATTGGCGGAAATAAGACGCTCTAATTCAGTTGTTTTCTGATTGTAATCTAGCGTAGCTACTTTCTTTCCCATTTCTTCGATTAATTCATCAGTACCAGCAATATCAGCTGGATTTTCCATAAATGATGATGGTTTCTCGCCAATTTGCAGCATGGGTTGCGCCATCCATAGACGACCATTTTTACGAGCCCAAAACAGCACTTTAACTTTTTTGGTGCCTTCGACTAATAGTCCTGCTACATGTGTACGAATCCAGGTACCTTGTGAAATAGTTATTTCTTGCAAGTAATTTTTAATCATTTTATTGTTTACATCGTAACATTGAAGCTCGATAGCAGCTCCGGCATCTATACTTGCTTTGTTATCTGTATAAAAGTAAGCGGAAAAAACATAATTCCATCCAGGCCCAGCGTTTATATAATCGTGTGATGCTCCTTTATACAAATTGCTCGCATTACCTGTAGTAATAACACTAAGTGAATTACATCCCTTATAAGTGACTTGTGTATCTCTTGCTGCGTTTGAAGCTAATTGCCAATATTTCGTGTCGTTCTTCCACAAGACATTGCGTAAAACCGTTTGGTTACCAATTCCACCAACATAATCTTCAACAGCTTTCATTTTCACAGCTAAATTCAGCGCATCAGAATGTTGTTTGATTGTAGATTGTGCTTCAGTAATTTGTTTACCTTGTGTCGTTTGTGTTTCTTGTAACTTGCTAACGTTTTGAGATATACCTTCAGCGGTTTTTTCTACTGCTGTTACACGTTTATCAAATCCGCTTTGATTATTTTCTACTTTCGTTACTGTTTCTTTGATTCCATTCACACTTTTTTCAATCTCGGTTGTTTTCTTAGTGAATTCATCATTTGTTACTTGATCTTCTGGTGCTGGTGTCCACCCAGTGGCTTTGTCCCCCTTTTCAAGTTTAAAGTTTTGAATAATGATTTTTGTTGTTTTAGCATCTATTCCCCAAAACTCTATTCTTGCTTGTCCAGCGTTACTAGGAGTCTCCTGAATTTTAGTAGTGTAAGTAACCCTTTGAAAATCTTTATTTATGCCTGTAAAAACTTTTTGAGCAAAAGCATATTTTGGAGAACCATTAGCACCATAAAATTGAACCCTTCCCTCTGTGTTATCATTCGTGATAATTTTCACTTCGAAACTGAATGTAACAGTTTGCCCAACTAATGTACTAAACAATGAATTTAAGTCATATTTAAATATTCCATACGCTGAATTTGAAGCTACTTGTGTTGTTTCCCAATATTTTGTGTCGGATATTAAATTACGCACTCCTATTTCTTGCTCATCAAATTTCTTTTCTACACTTATTAACTTCTCACTAATCTTGCCTGCTTGCTCCGTAATTTCAGTTGTTACTTTTTTGAAATCTGGTAGAGTTACTTGATCTTCTGGTGCAGGAAACCATGCAGCAGGTTTTATATTACCTTTCACAAGAACTAAATCTTTTACTGTGACAGAAAAATCTACGTTTTTTAATTCTGCAAGCGAATATATCCTAAATGCTGATGCTCCGCTTTCAGATGCTTTAAATGTATGAGAGTAGTATGTTCCTGTAATATTAACGTCTAGTATACGAGTACCACTACCACTTTGCTCGCTACCGACTGAAATCTTTCCAGATTTGTTAGCTTTAAGAAATACGAACCATGTATACTCTTCATTCGGTGTTAATTTAACTGTGTGTGGATTATAGAAACCATTTGACCAATTATCAACAAACTTAATTGTTGCAGCCTTCTTTGTGCCTGACAAAACATCATCAATAATTGTTAATGTAGGTTTTTGATTTGTCGGTTGACCAGAAGCTACATATTGACCCCATCCATTTGTTGCATCTGCAAATGAACCGTTTTTCTGAAAGTTTCTTGAACCCGATTCAAAACTATTTATTGTCTCTTGCACAGAGGAAATCGTCTTTTTCGTACCTTCCACTGTTTGCTCGACTATATTTAATTTATTGCTGATATCAGTATCTTTTTTAGTTAACGATTCAATAGATAATTTAAACCCGTTAGAATCCTGCTCAAACTTTGTTACCTTCTTATCAATTTCACCCTGTTTATTTTGCACATCAGAAATGGTACGACTAACACCTTGTAAATTTTCTTTCACTTCATTAAATTGCCCTGTTGCTTGTTTTTGCGCTTCTTGAACCTTTTGATTTAATTCGCTTTTTGTGGTCTCGATATCTTTGCTCACCTGTTCCAATGTTTCCTTCTTAACGGATTCTACATCAGGAACAACAGAATCCCATTTACCATCCTTCCACAATTTCAGAATACCAGGCTTGCCTTTGCTGATATCTTGCCACAAAGTTTTTCTATCTTTTAAGTTTTCTGTTGGTGGATTTACGCCTTCAATAATATCAACGGTATTATTCTTTAAGTTTTCAGCCACTTGTTCGGCGATTTTCTTTGCTGCTTCCGATTCTTTTCGAATGACTTCTATTTCTTTTACGTTTTCTTGAAGCTTTTTATCTAACATATCTAGTAATTCTTTAGATGCTTTATTTGATAAGCTACCCATGATTTGCGCGTATAACCTATCGATAAGGCTTCGTGTATCTGTAATTTCACGATAATTACCAAAGATATATTTATCTTTCGATGGATCAGTGTCACATTCATCTGCTGCTATTAATCTAGCTTCTAAGAAAAGTGGTGGACTAAATCCTGTATCTTTTATTCGTACCGTATCACCTTTACGAACCGCTTCATGAGATAAACCAAACACTTTTTCAAGTGCAACTGCATCAACTTCATACAAAGTAGAACTATCATTTCGTTTCTTTAATTCTGCTTCGGTTAATTGTTTAAGTCGTTCCTTCGTCATATCTTGATCTTCTGTTTGCGGTGAATAAATATCGAATAAATGCATACCATCTTTTGACCAACGTTGTAGAGCGTCATTATTTCCTACATAAAGTTTGCCATTGTTTATTTCTTCAAATGTTAGGAATTCACCAGTTTCACTATTTTGTGGACCAACACCCACAAGAGCAGTTACTACATCTTGGCTACTCTCAATACGTCGAATACCTTGTACATCTTTTCCTAGTGAAAACTCCTTCCCATTGTCACGGCCAACCTTTTTTACTAAATCTACATAACGTCCGACAATAAAAGATCCCATTATTTCTGTTCTAAAACGAATTTCAATTTCAAAAGTAGATGCGATTTGTTTTAAAAAATCAAGTGGATTTGTGAAATCCTTAATGTGAATAGTCCGTACACCACTATACTCAGTATCCCCGCGTTTCCATTCTGTACCTTGTAAAGCAAAGTCCATAGATTCGTTGACTGTAGTAGCTTGCAAAGTTTGCGGTTTAATTACGGTCGCTTTCTTTAGCTTTGTATGTTCACCAAGGGCGTGAATTTTTTTAGAACGGTCTGTTGCATCTTGTTCCGCTTCTGTAATAACGTACGAAACAAAAGTACCATCTCGAGTTTGTTTTACTATAAGATTTTGCTGTACAAGAGACGCCGATATTTTTGTTCCGTCCATTGTATGGAACTCGAATTGGTCTATATTATTTTTAAGCTCCCACTGGCGGATATCATTCCAGTAGTTTTTTTCTTGTATAACACCAATAATCTGATCTGTTTTGTAGTCCACAATGTGTAATAGATTATTTGCTTTACTCATCTGTAACGCTCCCTATATGTGACATCTACCTGTCCAATGTTGTTTGGGAATATTTCGATTTCATTCTTTCCTTTTTCAATACGTATATAGTCACTCATAAAATTCTTTATATTTATCGCATCTGCTCCGTTAATACGAATACTTGCATCCGATGAATCGATTTCTACAAGATCTCCTTTTTGAACAATATAAGGTTTTTGACGTTCTGTATTGCTATTTACCTTTTGCACTTTAATGTCATGCACAGCTGCAGTTAATGATGGCGCATCACTAAACGAGCATATATGCACAACAATTTGAGCCACCTTTTTCATAAAGCTATTGCCCGTATCCCACCATTGAGCGAATTTTTCTGTATGGTAATTTCCTTTTTCATCAAGCAAGGCAATATCACCTTGCCAATAGTTCCCTACTCGTGCGATGTGTAGACGGCCATAAAAATCATTCCAAGTTGAACGATAATAACCAGTTTCAGCTATAATCAGATGATTGTAGTCACCGTTTCCCGCCATAACTTCACCGAAATTTTCGCTAGAATTTCTATATGCATCAAACATACCTACTTTTCCAACTACAACGCTGTTTTCATCTAATAAATACAGTTCTACACGTCCCATAGTTGCAGGGTTTAAGTTTCGGCATTCAACTATTGCATCAAGTGTGAAATCTTGTAGCGGTCCACCTGTAATACTTCTTTTCACTGCAGGTCCGTGCCAAAATTGCCCTTGTCCGTAATCAGATGGCATGATACGTGCGCCATCCGCTATCATTTTCCCTGCTACGATTCCGTAATCTGAAACAAAATCTTTTCCCACTTCCGTCCAACCTACTAGAGAATTCGCCTTATCATGCATAACCAATTCATACCGACTTATTGGTGTTTCATCTACCTTAACTGGATATCCTAAACGAAAAAGTTGATTTCCCTTTTTATTTATAATATCGATGAATGTGGAAGGATTCTCTACCTGTATCTTGAATTTTGGTTCTGAAAATACACTACCTTCATTCAAAACATCTATTTTAATAATATTATTTTGTTCTAGTTTTGCTTTTGCATTTCGAACTAGTCCTAATTTATATGGCATTGGGCAAATGAATTTAACTACGCCTTGACCAATGTTAACAAGTTCATCTGGATCAAAGCTTTCATCCACAATTGCAAAATACGTTCTATCTGGTTCTGCATCAAAAATTAATTCCTGTGGTTCTTCAGTAATTAGCCATCTAGCTAAATCTTCTTTTAATGTTTCTAAATCCGTACTACTTTTAGCTTCAATCCCGACTGATACAGGAAGAACCCTAATATCAGTTTGTGTATTCAATAATCTAGCACCAGGATAATTAGACACTTGTAATAGGTTTCTTTTTAACGGTGCCCACGCTGGTTTTTTCCATCCTTGACCAGTTGCAATGTAATTTCTTCTTTGACCATTAAATATAAACGAACGCATTTTCACACCTCTTTTCTTTATAAAATAAAAGAAACCCAAACCTAAAAGGCTGAGTTTCTCGCTTGTGACCTATTTTGATATTCAGTTACATATTGATGACTAACACGCGCTATCTCACGCCCTTCAATAACAACTGGAATTTCAATATAAATAGGTTCTGATTTCATAAGTGATTGCTTATTTGGATTATCATTGTCAGGTCTATATTGAACAACATTAGGATTGTCGGATAACACTTCTCTCCATTTAGAAAGATTCCCTACATCATAAACAGGAAGTCCTTCAAAACGCTCCATTTGACGACCAATTTCCATCACCATATTGCGCATACTTTCTGGAATATGAGTAATCCAATCATTTTGCCAATCCCCATCTTCAAAGATTGCATTAAAATACTTTGTTAACGGATCTTCACCTTTAAAACTAAATATTTCTTCTGGTTTAATAGAACGAATACCATTAATTGCTTCTGTAACAGAACCTTGCAAGGCATCTCGTACTACAGAATATTTACTCTTAATCCCGGTTGCAATTCCTTGCGCCATTTGAACACCTGCAAATGCTAAATCATTGGATTTTAACGTATTTACAAGGGACTTATAAGCATTCGTCCCAAGTGTACGGCTTTCATTTTCTGCCATATAAGATGTTTTTTGAATACCCATTGCAAAACCTTCACTAAAAGGTTTCCCCCCTTGATCACGTGTCAATCTTGACGGAGAGTTTACATTAAGTGTAGCTTTTAAAGCTTCGAATGCACCTCGTGCTAAGCTAGATGCTACACTTTGCACATTCCACTTACCATTAGAAATACCCGAAGCAAATCCACTAGAAAATGCTTCACCAGGACTGACCGAACTAACACTTTTTAGACCAGAATTACCACTTTCCGCTACATTAGAACCACTTGATCTCGCTTGCCCCTTTGTATTTTCCATACCTTGAGCAAACTGACTACCACCTTTTTGCCCTTGTGGAGTACCATTGATTGTATTAAAACCAGCGTGAGCTGAAGCGACAGCCTCTAAAGCACCACCTCTGATATATCCTTTTTGATTAACGATACCACTTGCAACGCCTTGTCCACCTTGATTACCTGCTGGGTTACCGTTAATAGTATTGAAAGCACTATGAGCGCTAGCGACTACTTGTAAAGCACTTCCTCTAATATATCCATCTTTATTAACTATCCCTTGTCCTAATTCACTACCACTCTTATTCCCTCCACCGCCATCGGTTGTACTACCCATAATCCCTTCCACAGCATGTTTTTTCCCTGTTGCTGCATTCTCAGGAGCTGTATTATTAGTAATTCCATTTGCGGTTGTTTGTGAGATATTTGAACCTTGTTGAGTTGTATCAACATTTGTTTTTTGCACAACCATTTGTCTAATGACTTCAAGCGCTGTATCTATGTTAATTTGTCCATTTTGCAACCCTTGTGCAAGAGAGCTAGCTGTAAACTGTCCATTAGGACCTAAATCATATTTTGTTTGATCGTCTAGTGTTATTCCTAACTTGTTAAATACATCTTGTACACCGATGAACCCCATTTCCATGCCTGTTTTTAAAGTAGACATAATTTTTGTGCCACCTTGGGATAAATCAGTCGCTGTTAATTTAGATAAATGTTGTTGAAAAAAAACAAACACAGCGTCAATACCAATTGTGCCTTCTTTCAAACCATTTACAAATTGTGTTGATGTCATTTTGCCAAGCGGCCCTAAATCAATTTCTAAATTCTTTTTAAGATCAAGATTTAATTTTGTAGCAATATCTGTAACGTTCATTTGCTTTAATCCATCGGCAAATGTATTCATTACCTTAATACCTTCTGTAGTTAAAGGTTCTTTCCCCATTTCTAAACGCATTGTATTTATTAGAGCAATTGCTACATCATTTACTTTGTATTTCCCAGATTTAATTCCTTCAACGAATTCTTCTACTGCAACCCGCCCCTGATCCCCTAAATCGATTGCTTTGCTTCCATCTTCGAAGGTAACAGCAATATCATTCGCAACTTCTACTGCCTTTTCACGAGTTGATTGGAAAAGGCTATCATAAACAGTATTGGAATTGGCAATTAGTGCTTCGCCATATCTTTTTACCTCATCGGCACTTTTCTTACGTAAATCAGACTCTTTTGCCGCCCTATCTTGAAGTCTTTTAAATAAATTTTCATTCGTACTCTCGATTATTTCCGAATTCTTTACATATTCGCCAAATCCTCGACCTTGGATTTTAATTTTTTCAGTTTCAGCCTTCGTGATACCCGTTGTTAAATCCATTTCAATTCCCTTAGATTTTAACACTTCTTGTGCTTGTTGAAGTTGTTGCTTATATCCTTCTGTTATTAAAATAGACTGATCAGAGTATTTTTTATTAATTTGTGCAATCGCAATTTCTTGCCCTTTAGTATCCGCTATTTTACTTTTTGCAAATTCTATTTCTTTCTGTCTCGCCTTATCTAACTCGTTCGTTAATTTTTTATATTCAGAACCTAAATCTTTTACTTTACCTTGAATTGTTTCAACAGAAGTATTGCTGTTGAAGTTATCCATTGCTTTACCTATTTTTTGAATCTCATCCACGCTTTTTGAAGCTGCTTTTCCTACTTCACTATCGATAGCTTTTAAAGCTGTAAGAAATACTGACTTATCAGCTGCAGTCATCTTATATATCTGTCCATTATATTGTGTAAGTAAGCTTTGAATTTTCTCATTCGCTTTGATAACTGCCTCTTCTTGCGCTTTAAATACTTCCATTTGATCATTTAGAATTTTGTCTTTCGCTCTTAATACTGCTGAATCTGTCTCACCAGAAAACCAGCTATCTAAATGCGCCTGAAGTTTCCCTCTATCTTTATTAATCGCTTGAATGGCTTCATCCGCTAATTTACCGAACTCATCATGAGCACGTTGTACAGCTTCTTTTGCTTTATCTCCAGTAAGCACCGGGATTTCATCTAACGTCTTAAAAACTTTTTCTTTTAAATTTACGTATCCTTCAATTGCTTTTTTGGCACCTTCGCTTACACCCTCACCGTATTTCCTGCTATCTTCTTCTGCTTGTTTCGCTTTTTTACCAGCTTCGGCAAAAGCAAATCCTAATGCACCTAATCCGGTTACAACCCCACCAATTGTTGCAACAATTGGGTTCGCTATAATTGCACCTACAGCAAAAGAAAGCATTCCAAGAGCACTTACTACCCCTAATACTGCTGGAGCTAATAATAATGATGTACCATATACTTTTTTTGTACTATCATCTAATCCGTTAAACCAATCCGCTACACCTTTAATTGATTCTTTTAATTCTGGTATGGCTTGTTTAGCAATATCTAAAATCACCTTACCAAGTGGTTCTAATGCAATTTGTAATTCTCTAGTGACTGATTTCCATTGCTTTGCACTTGTATCATAACCGTCAACCATTTTATTCATTGCACCACTATAGTTTCCTAAACCCGTTTCCATATTGTTTAGCGATAACATAGTAGTAGCTTCGAGATCTTCCCATTTCACGCCAAAAAGTGCCACGCCTAACTGATTTACTTTAATTTGATCATCAGTTGTTCGTAACTCATTTAAAACGGCATTGAAGACATCTTTTGAAGTAGCTTTCCCTTCTAACATTGCTTGCCAAACTTTTTGTGTTTCCTTACTCATTTGGCCCATCGCTTCTGTTGTGGACTTACTACCATCTTTAACACGGATACCAAACTCTTTCATTACATCATTCACATAGTCGAGATTATAAGCACCATTTTTACTGCCGTTAATCAGAATCGTAAACATTTCATCCGCACTAAATCCCATCTCATGGAACAAAGGACCATATTCACTCAAATTATCAAATAACTCATTAGAATAATTTAATCCTTTAGCTGACCCTTGTGCTAATAAATCAAATGCTTGTTGTCCAGATAAACCGAAACGACCCATTAATTGAGCTGCACCACGGGTAACCTCGTTTACATCAGATTCCATCGTTTCAGCTAAGATTTCACTATCACGAGTTACTTGTTTTAATGTTTCATCATCATTAATATCTTTGATATTACGCTTTACTTTAACTAAAGAATCGCTGACACTAGCTAAATCCTCACCATATCCTTCACGCCATACTTCTTTTGCTACAGCACTAACTTTTAAGCTTTCTTCTCTCGTTAGTCCTAAACCAGCCTGTACTTTTTTATTTGCTTCTTCAAATTGACCTGCATTTACTACTAATGCACCAACACCTGCCGCTACACCAACCGCGGCCGCTCCAAATCCTTGACTAATTCTCGAGCCAGTATCTTGCATTGTGTTTCCAACTTCGTTCATGCGTTCTCGCAATCTTCCAGAAACATTACCTACCTGTTCCATTCTTTCTTGTGTATCGCCTAATTCATTCCGATAACGATGTAAGGCTGCTGAAGCGTTATTAAAGGCTGTATCATTTCGGGAAACTTGTGCTGTTAATCGTTGTAAAGCTTGTGTGCCATGTTTATATTCTTGCTGTAGTTGATTATATTGAGCTTGTAAATCTTTTGTTTCTTGCGCATTTTTCCCATATGCTTGTGTACTTTGCTGTATTTCTTGTTCCAATTGTTGCATTGATGTAGCTAATTGCTCACACTTTTGGCGCATTTCTTGTTGTTTTTGCTGTGAAGTCCTTAAAGCTTGCTCATAATGCTTCATTTTTTGCGTTTGCGCTTCAATCTTTTGATTTAAATGATTTGCCTTATTCTCCAGCTGGTCCATTTCAGAACCAACCCCACGTAACTGTTCTGAAGTATTTCTAAATTCAGCATCAATTCGTTTCAGACTTCGATTAATACCTGCAATCCCGTTTTCAAACTGATCAGTATCCAATCGGACACGACCACCAATTGTATTATCACCTAGTGCCATTCAATTCTCACCTACCTTTACAACCAAGCCGGCGCTTGATTTGCTGTTGTCACTCGATTTGTCTTTTGTTTTTTAGCCAAACAGGTAAAGTAAAACGCAATATCCATTTCGTTAATTTGATTTTGTTTCATTCCTGCATCCATAAGTACGTTGTATATATCGATTACGATGTCTCGATATTTGCTTGTTTTCTTTTCGGTTTCATCTCTAGCTGTTCCATCACCTTTTTTTTCGCATCCTCTACCGTTTCCATTACCTGTATCGCCTCATTTAAACGACCCATAATTGTTAAACAAATAGAATGAATGGTAAGGGTTAAAAACCATACATGAGTTCCATCAATAAATTCCTGTGCCGTAAACTCGTTTCCATACACACGCGCTATGAAATTAGCCGCTTTTTCAATGATTTCTTTTGGAACAAGTTCCACGTGTAACTCATCCGCTAGTGTAGATGCTTCAAAAGTTGCTGAACCCGGAATAAACTGTGGTAAATAAAAATCCTTTTGACCTTCTGCATTCTGTAAAGTAATTTTCATGCACTTTTCCTCCTAAATTAAAATAGGGATGACATTTGCCATCCCATTATTCTTATTTTATTAAGGTGTAACTACAGGTGGAGTTGGTACTGCTTTGAACCAATTCGCCGCAACTGCTGCATCAAATCCAACTTCTTCTTCATCAAGTCGATGTCTCCAATTACCATCTGCACGTTGAATTGCTTTACCTTTTATTTTTGCGCTTTGGAATGTTGGTTTGTCTTCTGCTGTTTTATGTTCATCACTTGGAAGTTCAAACTTCATTTTGTAATAACATACATATAAATTTTTCCCGTTGTCATATGGTAAACGATACAATAAAGCTACATAAGGAGGAACGTCACTTGTATTATCAACTACTTGACCTTTTACAACCTTTTTACCTAATAATTCCGCGTAAACCGTTAAAGACAACTTATCAACTTCTAACTCGATTTCAGTACCACCGAATGCACTAGCTGTTGCTGCCGGTCCACCTTCTGCATAAAAAGTTGCTCCTTCTGCCTTAGGTGAAGCTTTACCACTAACCGTTTTACCGATTCTTTTCGGTGTAGTGTAAGTATATTTACCATCTGGCGTTTCAGTTAAAACTGCATAATGTAAATCCCTAAAATCAATAATCATTTTTTATCCTCCTTAATTTATGACTTCCGTTACAAAACGAAAACCATATCGATAAATTTTTGTATCCATTTCATAATCTGGATAAGTGCTTAAACGCTGAAAAGACAGCTTTTTCATAGCCGCCTGAACCGCGGTTTTTAATTGTGATTTGATTGGTGACATTGACCATATATCAACCTGATACATAACTTTTGAGGTTGTTTCCTCATTCTCCGCATACATACCTGAAGATGTATTTAATTCGGAAAATGTAATCCATATAGGTGTGTTGTCGTTACCTTTTACAAACTGATATATGAACTCTCCACCTAACTCAGATTTAACAATTGCATCTGTACGTAATACATCGAACACATCTTTATTGAAGTTCTTCATCGTCCTGTGACCCTACGCATAAATTCTCGTTCCATTGCTTGCAACACCTCTTTTTCACTCTGAACCAATGCTTTCTCTACAAAGCCTTTATGTGGAGGATTAGGATTTCTACTAGTCCCCCAATTTTGAAACTTCATATAGAAGTGAGGAGATCGATCTGCTTTATCCCATCCTATTTCAATAAAATAAGAGCCGCCTTTTTTTACGACTCTTCCCTCTTCGATAGCATTTTTAGCATGTTTACCATCCCACCATGGTTGCTTTGGTGTTGGTGTGTTTGGTTCAGGTCCTACAGGAGAATTAAACTCTAACTTCTGCTTAAATACTCCCGCACCGGCTTTTAATGCTTCTTTTGTAATTTTAGGGACATCTTGACCTAAACCCTCTAATTCACGAATCCATTCTTCTATACCGAAGACCTCTAATTCTGCCAATTGGATCGCTCCTCACAAATTAGGCACATTTCCTTATGCTGTTCGTCGATATCAATAACCGACTTAATCTCATATAGCTTGCCATCATACCTTGCACGCATTGCTGAATTGATGCCTTTTCGATATCGGATTGTAAAATTTATCAATTTAATAACAAACTCTGCATTCCCTTGAAATATTTCTGATCTAAACCCTGTACCAAATGGCGTTTTAGCCTCTGCCCACACCTTAACGAACTCTTTCCATTCAGATGGAATAGCGTTCCCTTCCTCATCTTTTGTTTCTGATGATTTTCGTTCTAGTATGATTCGTTTATTTAATTTACTTGGATTCATTGGTTATCACCGCTATTGTAGTCCCTTAATTGTAATATAGTGGTTTCTAATGAATGCTTTAATACCGGGACATTTAATGATTTATCTTGATTCTCATAGTTTAATAAAACATGCGTTATCACTGCGATTTTATATAGTGCCTTTTCACTTTCAAGAACACCAGATTGTAATAAGGATTCTTTTGCTCCATCGATTAGAAGTTGAATACCTGTATCCTCTTCATTTCCATCGATTTTTAATTTCCCTTTTAATAGTTCAAGCATATAATCACCTATGATCCTGAAGCATTGGTTTTCGCTGACAATTCAACGCTTAACGGAGAATTTAATCCGTTATTTCCAACAACTTTCACTTGATAAGAATATGTTGTATCACCAGTTAGGCCTGTGTCTTTATAGGTCGCTGTTACTGATGTCCCTACTTGTTTTCCATTGCGAAGTATTTGATACTCTTTAATGCCCCCATCATACACAACAGGAAACCAACTAATGTTGGCCGTTGTTACTGTTGTAGAATCAACTTTTAACCCTGTTGGTCCTTGGGGAGGATTAGGGTGTGGTTTGCACTTCAGCGATACGGAATGCTGATTTCAGTTTGATTTTATGGTCAAACCAAGCTGTTAAAACAAATAGTTCAATACCTGTTTTTACATCTTTGTCACGATCATAAATCATATTTGGATCGTAGTTGAAGTGAGAATATCGGAAATCACCAACAACTGGATTCACTGCTGAATCACAGAACTTAACTGGCTTCCCTAAAACTTGTTCTGGTTGAGCATTATATAAAGTTGCACTACCATTAGCAAGTGTTTCAATTATTTCTAGATAATCTGTGTAACGCATTTCAATAGTCGCATTTTCACGAAAATCTTCATGTAAATCTGCAACTGCTGACTTAATAGCTTTATATAAAGTTGCGCCTTTAACTGACTTAATGCCAGCTTTATAGAATGACATAGATTCTTCTCCAGCTTTAGGTGTTGTAGCAAATGCTACTTTCTTCTCTTTTGTTGCTAAACCACTTTCTAACGCTTGATCTACAGTTTGTACTAAGTTTGTATCAGTTGCTGCTAAAACAGTCTCTGAAATAGGTACAAACACCTTAAATTTATTACGTCCGAAGGTTACAACATCACCTTCTGCTTTCAATTCCTTTGCTGTTGCTGTATCAGCAATAAAATCATCGTCATCTAATGTAAATGTAACTTTAGGGATTTCGAGATTCGTTACACTTGTAAATGTAGATACATCTCTTAATGGGTTTTTAACAAATGGTTCATGTAATAATTCGTTCGTCATTGTAGTTGGGAGAATCTTTTCTCCGCCTGTTGAATTTTTATCCCCAAGAGCTGCTCGTGCTTCTTGTGATAAGGTACCTCCACGAATCGTAGCTCGAACCAACTCCGCTTTCGCTGCAACTACCTTTTGTTTTGGATCTTCAATAGATTGCAAACCATTTTGAGTTTGAGCTTGAATTTGAAATTGCGCTTTCTGTTCAGCTTCCATCGTGTCGTGTTGTTCTTTAATTACATTGAAACGCATTTGAAGGTCTTTCTTGGATTGCTGTAACACTTGAAGACTCTCCATGGTTGCGGATGGATCAATCGCCTTCTGAGAAAGCTCATTCTCTACTTTTTGTAGCTGTTGACCAATAGTAGATAAATTTTGTTTTAGTTCAAACAATGTATTTTTTGAGAAGTATTGAAAGTTACCAATAGATAATCGAAATTTATTTTTCATTAATGAATTCCCCCTAAAATTGTGTTTATATAGTCCGCGTTAGCTTTCGCTTCTTCGGCAATTTTTTGTCGTTCTAACATTTCGTGTGGTGATATGTTTGCATGTGTATTTACTAATTGTTGTGGAACATTTTTGTATTCCTTCATCCACTTTTCATCTAGACATGCTGCCGCATTATTTGCTGAGATAATTTCATCACAAAGTCCATACTCCATCGCTTCATCAGCTGATAACCACGTCTCTGCATCTAGTAATTGTTTTAATATATCTTCATCTAACTTATCACCAGCACGAGTTAAATAGTGTTGCACCATTGATTGGTTAATCCGTTCAATGTCATCCGCTGCTTTACGTAGCTGACCAGCATTTCCTGATGCATATGTCCACGCATTGTGTACCATCAACATTGAATTAGCATACATAATGATTTTGTCTGAAATCATCGGTAATACTGATGCACAAGAAGCACCTATGCCATCAATATAGGAAATAACCTTCGCTGGATGTCGCTGTAACATTGCGATAATGGCCATTGTTTCAAAGACAGATCCACCGGGACTATTGATATATAGGTTAATAGTTTCAATTCCATCACCTAATTCATCCAATTCATTTTTGAAAGTAATAGAAGATACTTCTCCATATTCCTCCCATGCATACTTTGTAATTTCACCATAAATAAAAACATCGGCCGATTTACCATTGGCAGATGCTTTCATTTGAAAAAACTTATTCTGTTTGTTCTTTGCCACTGTTTTTCACCCCCTTCCGTTGAGTTGGCTCCATGTCAATTGGATATAAATCACCGCTTACCCAAAGTTTCGAAGCATTACCACCAACAGGTGGTTCGTCTTCTTTTTGGCGCACATCATCTTGTGATAACCATCCGCTCCTAATTGCTGCTTGATAATACGCTGTTCTTGAAGCTGTATCACCTCTTAACAGCCCTCCAAGGTTAAATTTAAAATAATGTCCCTCTTGCCGTTCTTTTTTATTTAGCAACTTACGGTTCATTTCTTGCTCATACTGCCGAACAATAGGAGTTAGAGTCATTTGAACAAACTGAATCATCAACTGTTCATTACTGCTATAGCTTTGTCCTTCAGTGTCATTTAAAAATGTAACCGGAACATTAAAAACGTTAGCAACTCGTGAACGTGTAATTCGTTCTGATGCTAACGTGTCTGAAGCGAAATATTTCCGCTCTATTTCTTCAATATTTACACCGGGTTCTCTAAATAAAATGCCACCATTTTCTTGATAAAATCGTTTAAAATCATCAATGATTTTTTGCCTCTTATCACTATCTACCTGCGTCGCATAATCCAAAATAAAACTATCTTTCTTCTGCATTTCTGACAAACTAAATTCTTGTACTGCCTTATCATATTCAAGAGTATTTCGCAAAACATCAATTGGACAAATACCTTTCCATCTTGAAATACCTGTGATGTGTTTGACATGAAATATGTTCATATTGTGGATGTAATACGTACCTTCAATCCCACGTACCTCATACCACAAATTATTATCATCCTTATTCAAAAAAGGTGTTACATAAGCGGATTCAATAGGGATTAATGATTCCACTTGAAACCGGATATCACGAATGATAGCTGCATAGCCATTTCCAGTTTCATTTCTTGAAACTTCAATTTTATTTATCCATTCAAATCCGGTCATGTTTGGATTAGGTTCATTCATTACAACATCAGACACTTGATTAACAACAGTGTCATAATCCTTATAAAGCTTTAATGGCAAAGATGCGACCGTATTAGATAATCTGCTAATCACACTAAAAATCGTCTCATTTGTAGCTAGCTTTGCATTATCAATACCCCAAAACTTCCTTCCAAACCATGAAGTGAAGTTATATCCAGCCCCTTTCCATCCTAATGATGCTCCTTTAATCGCTCCTTTAACACGATTAATCAAATTCAATTTCTCACCGCCTTTCTATTTAAAAAGATCATTAACTGATATAAATTCAATATTTCCATCACCTTGTAATTGAGTTAACATCGGGATTACTTCTGTATGAGCATTTAGAAATGCTGCAAAGCCATCAATCTTTCGATATTTACTCTGTTTAGATGGTAAAAAGTTCCCGTTTCTGTCTTCCACAAGCTTTACATTATTCATATACCAACGGAAAAGACGGTTTTTATTACTGATTATTTTTCCATCCAACAACAACTCTTTTACATCCTTTAATGCTGGACTTAAAGTTAAATGTCCTTGTCGAACTGTCTCGGTTTTAAAACCATACGCTTTCAAATCTTCATTTAAACGGTAAGCATTAGCTGGATCATAAGTGATTTTCTTTATGAAATATTGTTCAGATTGCTTAACAAACCAATCATAAACATACTCATATTTCACATACTCACCAGGTATAATAGTGAGCCAACCCTTGTCTTTAAACTCTTTAAAGCTAATATTCTCGTTATCACGATCAACTTTAGCCTGCGGAACCCAACTATGAGATAATACAAAAACCTTTCCGTCATCTAAAGGAAACTCTAAACAAGCGCTTGTAAAATCCTCTGTTGCAGACAAATCATAACCTGCAACACATTCTTTACCAGCTAATCCCTTTATATCAATAACTTCCTCATTTCTTTTTAATATCTCAATGCCAACAAAGGACATTTCATCATTATCAACAAAGAGATTAAATTGTTTTGTAATCCAGTCATTCTTTTCAGCATCCGTATGCTTGTCTGTATTCCAATCATCAATAAGCGATGGAAGATCTAGCGAAACTCCCATATTAGGATTCGCTTTAATCCATAGTTCAGGATTCTCAATTTCCTCCACGCTATCCATTTCAGCCATGAAATAAAACTTTCTATCTTGGTCGATAACTCCTTCCAAAACATCAGTTGCAATTTCATAGTATTGAACAAGCGGTCCTTCAAGCTGATATCCTGCTGTAGTGATGTAAACAATCATTGGCTGTTTACGTGCGCCACGTGATTTTTTAATAACATTAATTAACTTAAAATTTTTAAATTCATGTATTTCATCAAAAATACCAAGGTGTGTATTTAATCCGTCTAATTTCTTACTATCTGATGCACGAGGTTCAATTTTAGAATGAGTTTTATCATGAAAAATCCCTTTCTGATTTTCGCGTAAATGTTTCCGAAGAAAGGGTGATTTTTGAACCATTGCACGACTTTCATCAAATAGTTCTCCAGCTTGTTGTTTTGTATTTGCCAAAACATAAACACGAGCACCCGGCTCATTATCTTTAGCTACAGCATAATTAGACAAACCAGAAATCATTGTTGTTTTTCCGTTTTTACGACCAATAAAAATAAGGCCCTCACGAAAGCGCCTATAACCTGTATTTTTATGAATCCATCCATACAAAGAACCTATTACAAAGTGCTGCCATGGTTGAAGAACTAACCTTTTATAGTCACCTTTTGATGGGCGACAAAACTTTTCGATATATCGTATAGGCCGATGAGCCTTTTCTTCCTCAAAAATCCAAGGGAACTCCTCGGTACCCTGTCTCTTCAAATCATTTAGATGACGTTGACAAGACAAGATATTTTTCTTACTAGCTATTATATTCCCTTTCACGACTTGTTCCGCATACCAAGTTGTTCTTAGTTCAGGAGATGAATCTACCAAAATATTAAAATGCTGTATCTGTTCATTTCGCCAATTTTTATACCAATTAGCTATTTCAGATGGCTTAGAAGTCGTCGAAATCATCATCAGAATCTCCAGTTAACTCTTCCTGAAGCTTTTTACGACTTGCTCCAGTCAACCCTAGCTCCCCTAAATATTGACGAATCTGCTGTAAATACTTAGGTATCTCTGATATCAAAGGGTGCTTAGTCAAATTTGTAGCATTAGCTTTATTTGTATGCTCCATTGTCAGCCCTTCTTTTTTAACATTAGCTGCCATCTCTCTAAACATTTGATAACTGAAAGCAATCGTTTCAACTACAATAGGATCATTGATATCAGCCTTCCCTTCACCTTCTAAAACAGACCAAATACGAATCCAAGTATCTTTTCCTACCTTTTTTAAATGGGTAGGTGGTTTTCTCTCATTCAATCCTTTATCCACGATATCACCTCACTTACATTTTATGGATAAAAAGTGTTGTCTCAAAAATAAAAGTCCTCTGTTTTTAGGGTTTACCCCCCTTTAGAAAAACCACTTGCGCTACGCACGAAGGTGGCATCCGGTCTGGGAGGAAACAGATCTGAACAATAAATGGAGGGGGGCTATATTAATTCTGTATTTGCTTTTGCTTTTACAACTGATATCTTTCTTTTTTTCTTCTTTTTCCCTCCACCCTTTTCAGGATGTTCTTTGTTGTGACATGCATTACATAAACTAATTAAGTTATCTAATGTTAATGCAAGCTCAGGATATTCACTTCTTTCTTTGATATGATGAACCACATCAGCAGGTACTGGTATCAGCGGATCGTGCTTCATGCGCTCTTGGCAGCGGTAGTTGTCTCGTATCAACGCTAACTCTCTACATCTTCGCCAAGCTGTACTATCGTAGAACTTCTTTGCTTCTTTATCCCGCTTGTATTTATCGTAGAACTTTCGTTGTTGTTTGCTTTCGTTTTCAGTCATTGTCTTGAACTGTCGTTTGAGCTATGACTTCACCATCACAATATAATTCAACAGTTTCAACTACCCCAGCATACTTGTTCATAACCTTTTCTAACTTCTCAAATGCACTTACACATTCATTGATAGCTAATGTAAGTTCTTCTATATTCGCTTTTGCTTCTGTCGTATCAATGTCAATGTGGGCTGAAACAATATTTTGTTTTTCCAACATTCATCATCCTCCAAAATAAAAAGCATCCATTAGGATGCTTTTTATTAACTACTTATTTGTATTTCAATTACGGTAAATGAAGTTTTATTCTTCTAATTACCTAATATCATCACATTATTAGGTAATTAGAAGAATAGCAAAAACCTTTCTCCATTTACACAACGTGAATTGCAATTGAATGTGACATCAAGAAACAACTGTTCACTCAATCTACAACCATCGCCACCGGTTATGACGATCCATTTTCAGTTATGAGGAATTTTGTGAGCAATGTTTTCCGCCACTTCTCACAATACAAATATAACATGTCTAAAAACTAATTTCGTTCGTAAATCGTTCGCAAATCCTCCACAAAAAGTTCGCAAGTAGTTCGTAATATGTATATAATTAATAATAAAAAGGATGGTGACAAGATTAATGAAAGCAATAAAAATAATGAAACAAACTCTAATTGATACTTTTGAAGTGGACGGTGTATGGTTTAAACCAAGTGCTCCAGACAAATCTGTTCATGGTAAACTCCTATTTTCTCATACACATTCAAATCTAAAGCTCTTTGGTAGTCTTACTCGAACACAACAAGATCCATTGGGAACACAACAATCAGATGATTTAAATATTATTTTCGGCCAAACCATGGGTGGGGAACTTATAACTCTATTTGATGTATTTCGAACACAAAACACCTTTAGGTCTGGAGGTTTTCCAAGTCAAACATTTCGATTTAATTATTTTGTTGTTGGTGGTCACTTCGCTTCTCCCGATGAACTAGTCTTCAATGAGGCTTCTTTTAATAGTACGTACTTAGAAGATTTTATAGGAGCTTCTCCTATTACGGAGGAATTCGATCAGAAAAATAACATAGTTCAAAAAGTAACCGTTTCGTTTGCGCATCCAAAAATTCAGGAGTGGAAAATTCCAAATCTCGATGCTACTCTAAAAACACATTCTAACATGCAGATGGATACATCTGTTACTAATGTAGATATAAAATATAAAGCATTAATGAAGTTAATACCTGATACACCCCAAAACTATAATTGGTACTTACCTAGACTCAATAAATTTTTAAGCCTTCTCTCGATATTCACTGGGAAAGAACAATTTTTCAAAGAATTATATTTTAAAATCAATAATGAAGCTGAGTCTCTAAATAAATCATTTAAAGTGTTTTTCACTCAAAAAGATTTCGTCGAAACCTCAGAACTAAGCATTGTTGATAGTATTCTCTTACCGCAAATCCGTAGCAATTTCGGCACATACGTCACCAATTGGTTCCAACTTTATGATGATTTAGAATCTATATATCATCTATATTTAAATACAAAATTTAATGGTTTATATGAAGAGTGGAAATTTTTAAACTTCACGCGAATCTTAGAAGGATATCACCGTTTGAAATTTACGGAAAGTACATACTGTAACCCTTCAGATTATGAATCCATCAAACATGAGATTAGCGAATTCTTAGATAAAACACTAACTGATACTGATGTGGAACAGCTTAAAAAAAATATCCAAGGTGCTATATCCTATGCTTATGAGTATCCTTTTGCTAAAAGATTAACTGAAATTGGTAAAAATTTAGAAAAACCTATCTTTGATATAATTTTTAGAAGCAAAAGGGACTTAAATAGTTTTATTTTCAAAGTAAAAGAGACAAGAAATAAATTAACCCATCCTCAGTCCCAAAATCAACATATTTTCCAAGGGTTTCACCTTTACCTTGCGAATGTACGATTAAATGCAATGATACACTCTATAATTCTATTAGATTTAGGACTACCAGCAGATTTTATAGGAGATAAGATTTCTTACTTCCATCGTAGCCTAATAAAAGCTAAAGCAGAATTAAAATAAATACCATTTTTCAAAAGCCATTTATTTTAATATAAATGGCTTTTTTTATTAATAAATTCAAAGCTTTTTATCTATTTTTTGATATTTAATTTTAATAATTTATAAAAATGAATTCACTATAAACTAGATTGTGTTAAATTCACCTATTGGGTTTAACCTTAGATATAGCAATATCTTTCGCATTTTATAAAAATGAATTTGACACTTTCTGTTTAAAGCTAATTCATTAAGTGATAAAAAAATAAAGGAATTAGATTCTGAACTTCCTTTGGTAGTCATTTAATGTATCTTGCTCCATTCCGATATATCTCAATGTTTCTTTCTGATCTGTATGATTTAACATCTTTTGCAAAGCGACTACATCTTTAAATTGTTTGTAATGATGATACCCATATGTTTTTCTAAGTGAATGAGTCCCTACTCGTTCTAATCCAAATTCTTCTGCAGCTTGATTTAATATTACATAAGCCATTGCACGAGTAATCGGTTTATTCTTTCCGTTTCTACTCTTAATGAGATATTCATTCTTTGGTCTTCCTTCTGTATAATTCCTGATAGCTCTCTTCAGTTCTGAAGGCATTTTCACATCTTTGATCTTCCTTGTTTTCTTTTCACGTATTACGATATTCCATCCCTCAACATCCCTAACACGTAAACGCAATATATCCGATATTCTGAACCCTGTATTAATACCAAGAAGAAACAGAATGTAGTTCCTCTCATTCTGTTTCTTATAAAATTCCTTTATTTCTTGTATTATTTCTTTATCTCGAATTGGCTGTACAATGTTCATACACTTTGCCCCTCTTTTTGTCTACGTATTTTTTGAAATACCTCTTTCTTTAGATTGAAAGCTAAACGCAATATCGCACGACCTTTTAACTTGTAATACTTTGTTTTACCTATACCTAAGTCCATCCAGATTTCTGGGTCATATCCAATGTCATCTTCCATATAAAACTTCACGATTACCTCACGTTCATCATCTCTTAGGCGATTCACGGCATCATACAACCAACTCATAAATTTATTTCTTTCTTGTTCATACTCAATTCTTTCAATTGCAATATTTTCAGTTGAGCTATTAAACTCGTTTGTAATTGATGGAGGAACAATAGAATATGATGGCGTCACTTTTGGCAGCATATCACATGGCATTGTCGCTAAGTATGTACGATACTCAATAAATACTTTTTCAATTTCTTGTTTTGTTCTTTTCCCATCCACGATTGGCATTTTAAATGATAATTGTTTATTCATATTAAATTCCTCCATTGTTATTATTTTTGTCTTACTGCTCCACGTCTGCGTTCATACCGTGGCCCATGAACTCCCATTAACTCTTCAATTTCACGAGTACTAAATTTCTCTTTTCGCTTTTTCTTGTATTTCTTCTTTGCTTGTTTGGATTGCTTTTTCCACTCACGTAACTGATCTTTTAACACCTTCATTTCCCCATCTTCCTTTTCAAAATAAAAAGGACACCTATTCTTAAAACAGCTCCAATTGCCGCTTTAATGAATTGGTGTCCTCTAGTTTTCTAGCCGGACGATATTTGTTTTTTATTGCTTATCTAAAATCTCATTTATACCATTGTCTAACAATGCATCTTCAACTTCTTTATGCCAATAAACCTCATTAAACCTCTGCATGTTATCATTCAAAATGGATTCAACCAAAATGCTATTTAATAGTGCCTCAGTCTTATCACATCCCATTAGTTTCACACTTGTAATGATATTATGCTTTTTTTCTCTAATATCCATAGCCAAATCAGTCACTTCTTTATATAATTCTCTTTTCTTAGTATCAATAATCTTCTTTTCAATTAAACTCAATTTTTCTTTATTCATATTAACAACCTCTTTCTAAAAGGATTATTTTGTTCAGTTTTCCTTCCAGCTCTCACCTTTACGCAAATGAATATTCCATGCTTGCTGATCCGTGAACCCTCTTTCTTTTAATTCTTTCACGTTCTCCGGTTCTTCCCATGTAAAGGTACCGTTTATTTCTCCACCAATACCAAAATCTGAATCGACTACCTTGTCAGAGATAATGCTGACATCTTGAGTTGCTTTTATTTCTACTTTTTCTCCATCAGGTGTTTCTATAAAGAATTTCACATCTTGTAAATCAATACCCATTTCCCTCTCACCCCTGAATAAAAATCAATATTTCGTCAATAATATTTACATATCTAGAATTACATCTCTGTTTAAAGCAGTTAGTTTTTTCTAGCTGCTTTTTATTATGAATAACTAGCTATTTCAGTTTCAATTTCTTTTATCTCAACCTTTACTTCAATAAGAATAAACCCTAAAACTTCTGCACAATATGTTGCCGATGCTTTTGACTTGAATTTTTTTGCCAACCTCTTTTCACCTGACACTGTAATTACATCGAATGGGGCTTGCATATCATCATGCGTCGTCCCTGCATCACTTACCCACATTCTCCCTTTTCTAACAAGATAATAATTATTCATTTTAATACCTCGCTTTCTTACAAAATGAAATTTTTATACTAACCTCCCTCAAGTTCCGTAACAGTTATATAGTTCCTAGCATTCTTCCGACTTGCTATTCTCCTTTGATACGCTGGTCTTGTATAAAAACGAACTGTTGCAGGAAGTACCCCCATATAATCAGCACATTCCTGTATAGTTCCGATGCATAGCAATGATTCACCTTTGTATACGACGTACTCCTTTAAGTTCATTGTTTATCTCCCTTTCTAATAAAATAGCGTTTTTGTTTAAAATAACAGCTCTAAATAAATTAGATACATTTACCAGTATGTTTACCCCAACATTCATGTTAAAATCCCTTGTGAGTACGACATAACTCGACCTTATGAAGCCCTGCAGCCCTTATCGCGGGGCTTTTTTTATTTAAATTAACGATTTTGCCTTACTCCTCAACCAACTAAAACCGTGTTAAAATTAACCCATAATCTGTAAGGAGGTATATAAAATGCTCTCACCGTACACATGTGTATCTTGTGATCAACCTCTCATACAACACGATGAACATTCTTTTATTCATTACTGCATTAATCCAAATTGTGAAGAAGCAAAACTGCACTTATCTCTATTGGAAGAGATGGGGTTATGAACCCTGTCTCTTTTTCTTTACAATAAGGATTTTGTTAAATTTCCAATTAAACTTTTTATACTCTCTTTATCACTAACTCCAAAAAATATTCAGGAACCTTACAAACTTACAATGACAATGTAAGGTTATGAACTATGAACAAATGTATTTACGTAGTAAACTATCTAACAGAAATACATATTGAAGGAGAAACATTTATGAATTTTGAAGACGACCGTAAACTAGGTATTCAGTTAGGATGTATAGTAAAAACAGATAATACACAATATCTAGTTTTTAAAAAGAATGAAAATTACTCATTATTAAACATAAAAACTGTAGAATGTATAAACTTTGAAGTCCCTTTAGAACATCTTGAGGAAATGATCCTTGAAGATTTAAAAGAAGACATCCAAAGTATTATACCTCCGGAGAATATTAAGATTGTAGCTCAAAACAAAATATAGATTACGTTTCATTCAAAGAGTACTAATGGCTAGTACTCTTTATTTACACTCAATCCAAATAACTATTTTATTAAATTTCACACATACAACCGCTTGTCCATTTCACTTTGCTCTACTCCTGCATTTACTATTAGTAATACGAATTTTTAAGAGGTGAATTATATTGGACGAGTTTTTATCCTCCGCTGCATTAAATCCGGGTTCTATCGGACCTACACTCCCACCTATGCAACCTTTTCAATTTCCTACAGGTCCCACTGGTTCAACAGGAGCAACTGGTGCTACTGGGCCTACCGGAACTACTGGATCCATCGGAATCACTGGGTCTACCGGAGTTACTGGACCCACGGGTGCTATTGGGCCTACCGGGGCTACTGGACCTACCGGAGCTACTGGACCTACCGGAGCTACTGGGCCTACCGGAGCTACTGGGCCTACCGGAGTTACTGGACCCACCGGAGTTACTGGGCCTACCGGGCCTACTGGACCAAGCTTATCTTTCACTCCCCTTGCCCCAAACCCCAATGCTCTAGTTCTCCCACCAAATACAAACGTTTTGATTATGGAGGTCTTTGTCCCTATAGAAAAAGCGGGTGACCAAGTTCTATTAAATGCGACAATTGGTACCGAACTTCATATTCAAACAGGATCTACTGGAGCTTCATCATTTAACGCAGATGCTATTAATTATCAGTTATTTCGTGATAACTTATTGCTGGCAAATACACTTGTATCCGGGAACTACGAAGTAGGTAATGATATAAATATGCTATATCCATTCAACTCCACATTTACGTGGGTAGATTTTCCATCTGACCCGATAGTCCCAAGTGATCCAATTCGTTATCATATTACGGCAAATATAGGTAACTTAAGTGAAACTATAACATCAGCTCAAGTCAGAAATCGCGGATTTTCTGCTTTAAAATTCCCTAGTGATCCAGTTTAATTAAAAATAAGAACCAATAAACCCGCTATGAAAATATAAATACTAGATTATCTATGTTTAATTAATTGAACAGTTAGCTTATGCTAGCTGTTCTTTTTCTGTAAAATAACGCTTTTGTTTAATTTATAGAATACAATCGCTTGTCCATTTCACTTTACTCTATCATTGCATTTACTATTAGTAATACGAATTTTTAAGAGGTGAATTATATTGGACGAGTTTTTATCCTCCGCTGCATTAAATCCGGATTCAATCGGACCTACACTCCCACCTATGCAACCTTTTCAATTCCCTACAGGTCCCACTGGAGCAACTGGTGCTACCGGGAACACTGGACCTACTGGAAATACTGGAAATACTGGCAACATTGGGCCTACCGGAAAAACTGGGCCTACTGGCAACACTGGGCCTACTGGCAACACTGGGCCTACTGGCAACACCGGACTTACTGGCAACACTGGACTTACTGGCAACACTGGACTTACTGGCAACACTGGGCCTACTGGCAACACTGGACTTACTGGCAACACTGGGCCTACTGGTGAAACAGGAGCTACCGGGAACACCGGACCTACTGGACCAGGCATAATAGAATCTGCATTTCGAGCTTTAAAGAACTTCACCCCTCAATTTATACCTGCTGATCCTTTTGTAACTGTTACCTTTGAAATCGAATTATTCGATTTTGCAAATGAATACAACAATGCTACTAATGCTTTTATACCAAAACAAGATGGAATATATTCAATTGTTTCAAATATTTTCTTTGTACCCCTCTCTCCCCCATTAGAAGCTTATGTAGTTAGTTTTTTCATGCAAGTAAACGATATTGACATCGTTTCTAATATCCAAGGTGTTCCTGCTTCGAGTTTCTCTGCAAATTTTTCTCTTTCAACTATTTGCGGGCTACATGCCGGGGACGTTGTGACCATCCTCTTCTCTTCTAGTGTAGCCGGGAATATTTACAGATTTAATGCGTTTAATGATGATGTAAATTTTGCTGCAGCAAGATTTCCTTTTACAAGTACAGTCCCTTTCGCTTTCACTCCTCCTACTTCAATATCTAAACAGGAAAATAATAAAAAACCCTACAGACAGTAAGTAAACTATTTTTCAAATAACGGAACCTTCTTAAGGTAGAACTTTCTCCAATCTATTAATCCTAGAAAATCTAATTTTTAAAAGAATGCTAGTTGACCACCCGGTCTTTCTAACAATGAAACAAGTTCCTGCTCTGTTGTTTCTTTAATTTCTTCTCGCTCTGCTGCTAATTCCTCGAACTTAGCAAGCCAACGTATTGGAAAACATCACATAATTTTTTGCGTTCACGATCATGCCAGATGAAACAATGATTACCTTTAGGCTTTATAATGTAATCCTTAAGCGGTTTATTTTTATAACCTTTTGTTCGCCAAATCAGTTGCGCTCTCTAAAATAAACTTTTATCTAATTTAGGTGTATTATCTTGCGGTTATGGTGTCCAAACCTCTTTTTCCACCACTTGAAATCTCTCTGCGGGGTAACATCCAAAATGTGCTTCTTTACGATCAAATTTGCTGACAAAATAATGATTGGGCTTTGCTGGGAATAAAAAACATTCTTCATTTATTCCCAGTAACGCTGAATGGTCTACATCTATGCGTATACCTTTCATTGCTTAATACCCGTTATTCTGACGTTGATGGTTTGTTCTTTTTGTAATAGCCTTTCTCAATTTCTTCAAATTTGAATCCTAATTTCTTACCTAAACCTAAGAAGGAATATAGTAACTCTTCATACAGCTCCATATCTTGAGTTGCGCGGAATTCCGAAACCGCTTCATATACATTGTTAAATTGATTAACTAACGTACTTGTTGTATAGACGTTTGCATTATGTTCTAATAATTTCAGACTATATTCATTAGGATTAAATCCGATGCCGTTCCCGAATGAAGCTATAAAATGAAATCCATCTACATATTCCATTAAAATGACTTCTTTTTCACTAGGACCTTTATTACTCCAATGTTTGAAGCATCTTGTTTCATTTGCAAGCTCTCCAATTTCAACCTGTAAAGCAAGAATCATATTGTAGAATAGATTTTTCCCTTGCAATCCATACTCCTTAATGATTCTTGTATCTAATACTTTTTGCATTCCGAATATTTTAGTTAAGTTCATTTTGTTTTCCCCTTCCTATTTAGAAAATCCCTAATCCTATCGGACGATTTTCAATTAAATACTTATCCGCCTGATCTATTACAAGGAGAGCAACCTCCGCTTGGTGCCTACTTAACGTTTTTGCCATCTTTGGCAAGTTCATGCCTTGACTCCACATTTCACGAAAAAGCATTACATCTCTTTCATCCCAAATGAAGTTAGCTTCTTCTAAAGCGATGTATACCTTTAAACGTGATTCCTTCATCGCTTCATGATTTTTTGCTACGCTCATAAGCGAACCTACCTTCTAAAAATGATTATTTTATCTTTTCAGTAAACTTGGTGTCCACGCGATCAACTTTACCGTTTACCCAAACCGCAACTTGTTCACCGAATCCGCTCACTGGTGGATTAACTGCTATCACATTTCCATCCTTTACTACATAGAGCCTATTGCTTGTTACATCGATTTCTATTTTTTTCATATACCCATCTCCCTTTTACTACCGCATGTACTCAACAACATCAGGTTTAAAGCCACTTCCTAAATAAACCCTTACCGGAATAGCTTCTTTTTTATCCCTTGCTGCCTTACACAATTCTTCCGCTGTTTCCCAGTTAAAAAGCTTATCTACAGCTCTTTGAAATCTCCAAATCGCCATTGTATATTGTTCAAAGATGTCATAACGATCATCTTGTTTAGTTGTACGTGGTAATTCATCCGTACCCTTTGCATTTTTTGGAATCTGAACGCGTACATCTGCATATATAACGCGCCCAGTTCCTTTTTTCACATTGGCTTTCATTACATCAAACTCACAAATTGCTGGCTCTACATCGAAAATATTTAACTGCTTAGGCATTTGCCCTACCACTCTTTTCAATGAGATCCAGTAGCTCACTTGCCCCTTCCTTACTTAAAAACACCCGGCCGTCTAGCAACTCCATGTTTAATTCGGAAACTTTACCCGTTACTAAGCATGACTTTTCATGTTTTCTTAAAACGATGTTTCCCCCTTCAACATGAAAGCCTAGTGCTGTACCTTCAGCGATCCCTAAAGTTCTGCGTAACTCTACCGGAATTACTACACGTCCTAGCTCGTCCACTTTTCTTGCAACACCTGTGTTTTTCATCTTTACTCCCCCTTGTTAACTGACCTTTTGATGTTGATTACATTGTAACTCTTCTTTCATTGACTCAAATTTTATTAACCATGCTTCCCAGCGCTTATCATTTTCTTGTTGCTGTTGCTTTGCTACGTCACAATTACAACCTTCCGTTAGAGCCACACCTGAATAAATTTCTTTACGAATAATTCCTGTATTACGGCATAATGCGCACATGCTTATACCTCCTTTTTAAAATTGCGTAATCTATAATTATCCCCATGCATTTCTAACATTTCAGCGTTTTCCATCATCCGACTAAAATCACGTTCTCCATACATTCCTGCTAATTCACCGATTGTAAAATTAGTAGTGAATAAAGTACTTTTACCTATACGGCTATCTACAATTTCATTTGTCTTCGTTTGTTTCCAAGTAACACCTTCTTTATCTTTCTCCGTAAATTCCGCTCCAAAGTCATCGATAATTAAGACATCAACTTTTGCTAGAAGAGACATAAGCTTCTCCTCTGTCATTTCACTGTTTTTATTCCAAGTGGATTTAATTTTGGTAAATAGCTTATTCATTTGAATAAACATTGCGCTGTGACCCTTTTTCATAAGTTCTTTAGTGGCTGCCACACACAAATGGCTTTTCCCTACTCCGTAATCACCCGTTATTATCATGCTTGTTGGTTCATCTCTGTTGAATAAAGTAACAAAATCCACAATCGTTTCTTTTGCATCAGCCAATTCTTTTTTAGTTGGTACATAATTTTCAAATGTAGATTTCTTGAGTTTTTCATTTATTAAGCTGTTATCAGCAAATGAATCATATAAGTGAATGATTTCATTTTTCTTTTTTATAGCTAGTGTCTCTATAGCTAATTTCTGATCTTCTTTTTCTACCAATCTACATTGAGGACAAAACTCCTCATTTGTTTCTGTATCTATCAACATGCGTTTACTACAAACATCTTTAAAATTATCTCTACCTACTAAAAATACATTCATGCATCTATTAGGCGACAATACGTATCTTTGGCTAGCGTTTCTTGAAATCGTACTTGTCGATGAAGTTACTATTTTTTTGATCGCTTGCATTAGTCGGACCTCCTTTAAAAACTCCTTTTCTTTGTACAAAGTTTTCATTTAAATAACTTTCGAATTTAGTTCCAAATAATGTGATAGGTCTCAAATAGCCATTCATTTCCGTATTATCAATCCATTGCGAAGCCTTGATATCAATTACCTGTTGAAAATGAGTGAATCCGAACCCCTCTTTCCATCTTGTTTTGATTAGTTCCTGTGTTTTTTTTGATGTATGTTTATAATGGGTTTTTGCTTTCATATTGAGATAATCAACAATCTCTTGATACGGAATAGATTGAACGATGTCCTGAGGTTTTTCAGGACTATATCCTTTTTGTATTTCTTTATCTAAATCTTTATCTAAATCTTTATCTATGTCCGTTACGCCATCGTTACATGTAACGTTACAAATAAGTGTTTGTTGTTTTTTTCTTTCTCGATGTGCCGCTACACGTTTTCTAGTGTCTTCCTTGATCTTTTCTAAACGGTCGAGATTCTGATGATTTCCCCAATTAACAACGTTGATGTAATGATTATTGTCAATATCAATCATTCCAAATTTTTTAAATACACCTAGTGCCATCCGGACTGTATTTAGAGGTCGATTAAAAAGCGTTGCTAACATATCTTCCGTATATGGAATATTCTCGTTTAAGAAAATATACCCACTTGCATTTGTTTTACCAGCTTGAGCTAACAACTTAATCCAAATGATCAATAATGTATCAGCTTCAGGCATACTTTCTATTAAACGTATTTTTTCATCCTCAAACATCGTTGTTGAAAGTTTAATCCATTTCACTTTTACTTCAGACATAATTCTTACCTCCTTGTACAAACTGCTATATGTGCTTGTCCACTTTTGATAATCCGTTGAATTTCATAATGCGGATAACCAACACTGAAATACTGTGCGATTATTTGCTTTAACACATCTTTTCTTTTGGCTAATTCCCAGAACTTATTAGGCAATAGTACTTGATATTCAACTAAATCCATGTACTACTTCCCTACTTTCCGTGATATACTTATAACAGGTTATTTTTTCTTAAGGACCCACTGCCATGGGTCTTTTTATTTTGTTCCACATCACTCCAAGCCCATTGTTTTATTGGTTCATAAGTGGTGTAAAACAACCATGAACCGCAAGCAATTACCATTGCGAATATAACTAACGATGTTGTATCTTCCACTAAATCCCCTCCTTTTGTGTTTCAAGCCAAGCTTCTAAATCCTTTTGCAGGAAAAGTAGTTTGCGCCCCTCCCTAATCACTGGAAACTGTGGGTGGTTTGCTAATTCATACATTCGACAAACTGCTATGTTTAGATAAGCTGCCGCTTCTTTCACTCTCATTACTTTATTTGGTTGTGCTTGTTGCTGAAATGAAGCTAATGCTGCTTGAATTTCCTCTCGAACAACTTCGCGGATTGATTCTTTAATGATTTGATCTAATCCCATTTCTTTCTACTCCTTTCGAAATACCTGAATTTTATTAAAGATAGATAATCATACCAATCTCGGTCGCCATGCACTTATGTATGATATCGCTACATTGAAGTCTTTCTATAAGATGTTGCAATAACTATTTACTGCAAATGCTGATTTCACATCTCTCCATGCTGCTGTAAGAAGTTTCTTTCTGCTGTCATGAACAACTTGATTCCCTTCCAGAAAAACAAACTCACTCACTGGATGTTACAATGCGGGTAATTGGTTCATTTTCTTTTGCCTCCATTTCTTCTTTCACTCTCGAAACGCGAGTGGGATTATAAAAAAAATTATCTACCGATACATCAAAGAACTTCGCAATTCGCATAGCTATATTCCATCTAGGATTCTTCTTTCCTTTTTCGATTTCACAATAATAGTTAGAAGAAATATCTAGTGTTTTAGCTATTTCAAATTGCTTAAGTCCTTTATCTTCACGCAATTTGATTAACCATTCTCTTTTCATTTTTACCTCCAATGTCTTTTGTATGATTTCAGTATACTCGCGTTTCGCGAATAAGTAAATATCTTTTTGATTATTTTTTGAAATAAAATAAATTCGCGTAGCGCGAAAAAAATATTGATTTTGTTCTGTGAAATGTTATCTTTATTTATAGGGAGGTGTTATATATGAACATAGGGGAACGTTTAAAATATTTAAGGACTAAACAAAAATGGACTATGAAAGAAATTTCTTCAAAATTAGGAATAGGCGATTCAACTTATAGTGGATACGAAACTAATTATAGAAAACCAGATGCGGAAATGATTTGCAAATTAGCTGACCTGCATAATACAACAACTGACTATATTTTATGTAAAACTGACGATCCGACCCTAGACAAAGCAACATCTTCTAATATTAAAGATTTCTTTGATAATCAAAAATTACATTGGGACGGAAAAAAGTTATCTGAGGATGATGTAGAAAGTCTTAAAGATTTATTAGAAATTGCAGTTAAAAGAATGCTTAAATAACAAAAAAGGATTAGCAAGAAGCTATTCCTTTTTTTGTTGTTGATATATGTTGAAATTTTCTTAATTCAACATCTGTCAGTAGCCCTTGTTTATGTAATTCTTCTAATACATAAATTACATCACCTGTCACATTGTGACTTCCTAATAACACTTGTACCATTTGCTTCACTTGTACTTCTACCCCTTTATTCATCATTTATATTTCCTCCCTATGTTGTTGGTAAAAATTAGGTGTCGATTTTTTATCACTTATCCAAAAACCAACATTCGCCAAAAATTACGAAAGAGGCTGCGAAATCGCAACCTCTAACTTTTTATTAACTATTTAATTTTTATTATTAAAGCCCACCAGGCTCAGACATCATATATTGTACTTGTTGTTTAACTGGTTTTTCTTTACTTTCCTTAGTTGCTGCTCCTACATTTAATGATAAAGTAAATGCACTCATAATACATAAAACTGCTATACTAATTTTTTTCATCCTCATCCCACTTTCTTTTCTAATGATGCTAACACACGCTTCACAACATTAGCATAGTGATAGTTTCCAACCCGTTCAAAGCGATTCAATGCTTCTCTTAATCCCAGTATATCATTGTTAATTCTGGAAATATAGTACATCGTGAACGGTGAATCTAATTTTCTTTCTTTAGCTAATTCTTCAAACATTTTTAGTGCTTTATTCTTATCTCCATATAAGCCTTCATAATACGCAACTTCAGATAAATCAATACAAGAAAAATCTATTTTATCGAGGTTAAAGCCGTTGTCTATATACAAGAAGGCTAATGTAGACTGAAAAGACTTATACTTTCTACTATCTTTCGAAATCCCGTTTTCGTCTAAGTATTTTAGACTCTTTAATAAAAATTTTTCAGATTTCAAAAGATCGGTAAACAAATAGCTCTCTCCAAGGCAACATAATGCCGTTGCCTTTACTATGGGTGCTTCTAATTCGGATTTTAATATTGCATCACATTTAATTCTGCATGTTTCTAAATCTTCGTTAAATAAATTAATATAAGCACTTCGAACATTGTAATGTATCTCATGACAAGATTGTATAAATGTATTTTTTATAGTTATTAAATTTTTTTCTACTTTGTCTGAATACGGAAGCATTGCTCTATAATTGAAAATATCATACATAGAAAAGCTATATAACATATTCACTAGAACCTGAACTTCTGAATCATTTGCAAACATAACTTTATCCATGTCATCAATTAAAGCTTGTCCTCGTTTAATATTTTGACTTCTGCAATTAAATAACTTGTATATTTTAAAGTATTTCCTTAAATGAATATTTTTCTGATGCTTCTTTATGAGTTTATCTATAACTTCATACTCACCAATGCCCTGACAATAACATAATGCTTTGCGAATGTTTAAGTCTCCCGTACACAGCATGATAAATTTATTAAGAATCTCTTTTCGTTCTTCCATATCTTCAAAAAGAATCGAAGCTACAGGTAGAAACTTATCAAATTTCATTTCTGCTGTTTTACCACTTACTGCATCACATATTACTACACGATCTACTCCAGTTTTTCGTTCAATATCCGGAAATGTTAATTCCCTTCTATTAGATTGTTTTTTTATACGTTTCATTAATTCTTTCACAATAACAGCACTTCCCTTTCCTGATGAACACAGGACGCCATCCTAACAATTTTCTCAAGTTGGAAACAGATTACGAGAAGGGAATATCTTAATTTCGTGTTATACTTAGATGTGACTCGTGTGGGTAAGTGTTTCCTAAGTCTAGGTTAGGGGACCGTTTAAGAGGCGGTGTGAGAGTCCCTCTTGAACGCGCTCATATGGGTCTTTTTCGTTCGGTTTAGTTATTTCAATACTAACACGAATTTTTACAATTTTAACAAAACAATTGTTAATCAAATGTTGAGAAAGTTTTTTAATCGCTATAAATCAAGATTTAGTTACATATGCAATTTTACATATTTTTCATTGAAGCTTATATGCATATTTTTACCACCAACCACCCGGTTCATTATGCCATCCTACACCAGGATCAGTTACTTTGTGCCCACCTGGATCCTTTGTGAATTTTCTCATAGTTTCCCTTCCTCTCTTATCTAAACATACTAATATTTTACTATTATTTAACATTAGATAAAAATCATATCCTATAACTGTATTTGTTCATATATGGTAGAATATATCCATCGCTGATATGTCCAAACATGTAATTTTCATAGCAGCAAAATTACAACTAGACTTATACAACATGATTCAAAACAAATGAAGGAGTGTTTTAAGTGAAAGGACATATTCGAAAAAGAGGAAATAAGTATTGTATTGTTATTGATATCGGACCCGATCCAGAGACAGGAAAAAGAAGACAGAAATGGTTTTCTGGATATAAGACAAAAAAAGAAGCACAGGCTGATGTTGCGAAGAAAATTACAGAATTGAATGAAGGGACTTTTATAGAGCCGTCTAAGGTTACATTAAAGGAGTACCTAAATCATTGGCTAGAAATTAAAAGTATGAGTATAGAAAGAAGTACCTTTGTCGGCTATAGGGCATTTATCAACCAACATGTTATACCTAGTATTGGAATGGTTGCACTCCATAAATTAAATGTCATGCATATTCAAAAATGCTATAAAACTGCAATGGATAAAGGTATTGCAAACAATTCTATTCTGCTTACGCATAGAATTTTAAAGAGCGCTTTAAATCTAGCTGTAAAACAAAATATTATTTCACAAAATCCTGCTGCTTTTGCTGAGATACCAAAAAAAGAAAGAACCTCTATCCAAACTTGGACAGAGGAAGAAGTAAAAAAGTTTCTTTTGCATTCACAAGAATCACGATATCACATTGGGTATCTACTTGCAATAACTACAGGTATGCGTATGGGAGAAGTTCTAGGCTTACGATGGCAGGACGTTGATTTTGAAAAACATACCGTTACAATAAATCAAACATCTGGCCATGACAATAAAATCAAAAAAACAGCAAAAACGAATTCGTCAAAGCGCACCATTCCTGTACCTAAAGAAACTATAGACTCCTTAAAAAGGCATAAGATTACGATTAATAAAGAGAAATTAAGATTTGGTTCTGCGTATCAAGATTGTGATTTAATTAATTGTAATGAGTTTGGAAGGATTATAAAAAAAGCTAATTTCAGAAAAAATTTCATTAGAGCGACACACAACGCAGGCATAAAAGAAATTAAATTCCATGATTTAAGACATACACATGCAACCATACTATTGAAACAAGGAGTTAATCCTAAAATTATCAGTGAAAGGTTAGGTCATACAGATATTTCATTGACATTAAGTGTTTATTCTCATGTTTTACCGAATATGCAAGAAGAAGCTGTTAAAAACTTTGGAAAAAGCATTTTTGGATAACTTATGTTTGCAAAATGTTTGCATTCCATAAAAATAGGTCAAACAAACGTTGTTATATCAAGGTTTGTTTAACCTATCATCTTATATTCTTGGTAGAATCTCCGAATACCTACTGTAACCTTTAATAATGGAATATTCTCACCACCACGAGTTATACATTCAAATCGGTATACATAGGCGAAAAAGTCTTGTGTTTTTTCATCTTTAATCGGCTCTGACATTGCCTCACAAATATTTTGTGATCGAAGTGGAGAAAAATAGATTTCTTCATTTTTATTCTCAATTCGTATAGGTTGTACACAAAAAACATGTGAAATTAATGCGGGTACCCATTTAGAAAACGTTTCACTATCATGTAATACTGTTACATTCGAAATCAAATCGTCATGCCATTCATATTTTGGCGGTTCCATTAATTGATTCGGTTTCCAATCATGAATGACCTCATACCAACTTTGAAATATATAATCAAGTTGTTCTTGCCTAATTGGTTCTTTTGACACAATCCATGGCGTATTTTCATTTAATACATACGGATTATGCTGAATAAACAATATATCAGAAAACATATCATACAATCTTTCATTTAAACGCTTTAACTTACTAGTTAATAAAAATGTCTTATAATGTATCTCTACAATGTCTAGCCATTCAATAGGAAAATATATAAATGAGACATGTTCCTTTAAAAGTGGCTCTACTATATTTTTAAATGTTAATAACCGTAATTTTTCCATGTATTGAGTACTTCCTCTCTTCATTTGTCTTGATTATCAAAAAATGAGAAATAACAATTACTTAATCTAATCAATTTAAAACTAACTATCTAAAAGAAGAATTTAAAACTATTTATTAGAATAATACGTTATTAAAGAAACACTTTTAAAAGTTACACGTAATTATCATATACATCACCCCTAACATCTCAAACATATTACGTACACATTATATACTATATATTTATATACTGTATTTATATTTTACAATAATTTTACAAAAAACAAATATAAAAAAAGTATTGCCTATACTTACTAGCAATTCCTCTATTCTTTATCCAATTACGTCTCACTTTATTAAGCCTAAAAATGGTGATTTACCACGTTTAGACAAATACTTCTTCGAAAATACAGTGTTTTATAACGAACAACCGTATTGTGAATTAGTCAGCGCTCAATTTTTCGAATTAGACATTTCACCTTGTCCTACAGAATTAAACTAGCCATTTGTAACTAATAGAATTTCTTATTGTTCAAAATTGACCTACTTAAAAATTAAGTTGATGGACATGCGGTCTTACCCTTATTAGTATGACTAATAATGCTATAATCACTCATATAAATCCTGAAACCAGTAAAATTTTAGTTAGCTTCTCACATATAAATTGGACAAGCATACGCTATTGTATACCCCCCACTCATAGAAAGATAGAATGTATTAATTTTCTCAATTCACTAATGGAAAAACCTTAATAAAAATATCTTCATATTTATCGAATATAGTTTTGAATTCTTATAAACTATATAATTTTGGAGTTGGTTCATACGTTACAAAAAACTGATCGTATTATCATTATGGTCCCTCCACTTTCACAAGTGTTTGTTACATTTTTCTCATCATTAGGAGAACCTATTTCATCACAAATTTTGTCTAATACATCTCCATACCCTGTATCAATGTTTGCACTTAATGAACTTGAAAGTGAATTATTTGAAGTCGAGTTAAAACCAATACCACCGCATTAAATCCAGGTTCAATTGGACCTACCGGTAATACGGATCTACCAACATTAATTCTTACCGATAGGGTAATTGACACTGGCGTACTTACTATTTCTGGTGGAGCAACAAATACAATTACCTTTACTATCCCAATCACTTTAATAACAACCGCGACTATCGAAGTTTCAGCATTTTAATAAAATTTTATTAACCAGCCTATATTTTTTAGTACGTACACTCTCAAAAACTTATTATGGACTTCTAGATATATCGGGTATCAAAATTCCTTGAATACATTATCTATCTTTGATATCACGAATGATTTTATGAGTATTCAGTATTAGTGTTTTCTATATGATTAAGTCTATATTTGAAGGTAACATATCAGCGATATTTTTTATCTATTTCTTATATGTGTTAGTAAGTTCGTTTGCAAACTTGTTAGCACTTTTTATAATCATTCCATTAATCATATATAAGAATTTTTATAAATGAAGTAAATTTCTTAGGACATGTATTCGTTTTACAAATGAAAGAAGACATCTCCTAAAATTGGAAATGTCTCTTTTAAATTAATAAAACAATTTTGGTTGTATTTCTTTATTTTGATCAGTTTTTTCACCAATAAATTATGTAGTTTCAGTACTTGTACTACAACTTGTCGAGTATAAAATCGGTATACCGCATATTGCATCATTCATTACATCACGAAAAACTTTTGCAGCGACTTCTGTGAAAGTTTGACACAGATTAGATATATCATCATTAAAAAACTGTATTACTTCTGCAGAAAAAACTGGAAAAACAACATTCGCTCCACCCGAGAACTGCGGCTGTACAACAACTTGTACAAGTTCAAAAGCGTCTAAAGGATAAGGAATTGGATTTACAATCCCATCCCCAATAACACTAACAATAATAGTTACATTGCCAAATTGCACTGTAGGTTTAAGAAGTGTAGCTAATGTAATCGCTTTTTCAAAATCCGTAGTTTGTACTAAAATAATAAAATTTCCATCAGTCGGTATTAGCGGACCTACTGTTACAGTTGGATCAGCTCCTACTGAATTTCTAAGTTCATTAAAATATGTGATCCATGGCGGTGAAAGTTGAGGTTGTATATGCTCGTCCATTCTTTTTCCACCTCCTTTTGTAATTCTTAATAAGATAATATGGATAAAACTCGATAGTGTATTAGACATATATATTATTTTTCACTATTATTTTCATAAACTTACCATATCAATTTGGGAATTTTGTACGCTTAGAAAACCATTTAGACACATTTACCTAATTATTGTACGCCAATAATATAGTTGTGGAGAATTTACAGATAGAGGATTTAGAAAGAGCAAGAGGACACAGCTAATTAATCATGAAGATACATTGTGTTAGATGAGTAAATACATAGGCTTCATTTGTAGTAGTATAGTATGTTTTTCCTTTACTGTTATGTACTTTATACTGTGGCGAACCATTGACACTCACTTTTGCATCAATTATAAATCCCAATCCTGTATCTACAGAACCAGCTCCATCTTTATCCTGCTAAGATGGAGCATTATAGAAACGTAGATTGTCTACTCTGCTTTTTAATCTATTAGGAACAGATACTTCTGAAAGAAATCCACTATATCGTAGCAGGAGTTATATTCACAGCTGTAATTTTACAAGTTGAAATAGCAAACCTAACAGTTGTAGTTGGATTTATAGGTAATGTCCCTAGTACTATACCAAGTCCCGTTTGTTCCACGTTAAAATCCGCTGCAATAGAACCATTACTTGCTAAAAGACTCACTGTAGATCCAATAAACGCATCCAGTAACTGTCTAATTGGTCGTTCACGACATTCACACTCGCATCCTACATCGGTAGGTGGAAGTAATGTTATAGGTGGTCCTGGTGGTAAAAAACCTACTCCTGTTACATCAGAAATATTGACCACAAAGGTTGTAGTGCCATCTGTAACTGTAACTAAAAAATCATTCACGGAAGTGATAGTAAATAGAAAGAAAAGTGGGGGCGTGTTAGGTGTGTCTGCAATAGTGCCAAGAATAACAGTTTCTCCAATAAGTTGTTGTAAAACGCTTTGCATAGGTAAAACACAGCAATCACAAAGACAACCTTCAGTTGCTCCTGTCGGGCCTGTGTCTCCTGTTGGNNTGGGCCTGTCCCTCCTGTTGGACCCGTGGGACCGGTTGGTAAAGTAAATGGTGGGATTGGGGGAAGTGTAGGGCCAATTACATTTGGATTTAATGCATTTGCTTGAAGTATCCCATTTATCTTTTGTATTTCATTTTTATCAAACACATAACTACCTCCTATGATTGTACTATATTGTAGTAATACAGTTATCTTACATACACATAAACTTCATTAATCGTAATATAATATGTTTTCCCTATACAATGGTGCACCTTAAATTGTAGTGAACCGTCCATATTTACCTTTCCTTCAATTGTATATCCCTCACCTGCATCTACGAAACCTGCCAAGATGGAGCATCATAGAAACGTAGATTATTAACCTTAGAAACCACACGCTTCCCTACAATAGATGAATCAACTGTACTTTTCTTATTAAACTGCACATAAGATGGATCGTTCTTAATCCACTGATCCCCACCAAGATTTAACCAACCATCCCTTTCAGCCCGCACAAAATAAATGAAACTTTAAGTAGTCAAGTGGATCTTCATAATCTGTTCCACCAAGGTATTTCGTTACATCATAGTGAGTCCATAATCCTTTTTCTACAGATAATCTAAGGTCACGTAAGATTTTAGCTAGTAACTTAACATATTTATCATAGCTGCGTTTGAATTTTGTATAGTCCACTGTTTCGCATAACTCTACATGTACAAATCGTTTATTAGCAGCAGTACCTCCACCATAAGCAATGGACTTTGTATCTGCGATTTGGATTATTCCATTCCAGTCAACCGCATAATGAACGAACGCGTTTCTCCATCTTCTTCAAAACCAGTACGCATTATCTCTTCCCATGAAGCTACAGACTTTGTTAAAT